CCAGTTGTCAAACTTCTTTGTAAAGCTAAAAGTTCATTTTTTGCTGCTTCTAAAGATGCTCTTATTCCTGCAACAAGTGCTTCGCCTTGACGTACACCCTCACCGTAAAACACATCTGCACCATATTCGCCAATAACATTAGCAATGGAATCAACTGAAGCGACAAGTGTATTAACTTGTTCAATCATTGTTGCGCCACCAGCAATAATCTCATCAGCAATTTTTGAACCTGCCTCAAAACCAGCATCTAAGACTTGTTGAATTGCTCTTTCAGATAAACCACCAACAATAAGTTTTTTAACTTTGTCAGCGAATACTGTTGCATCTGCTGCTTGTTTAGTTATGTTTTGAATAAAACTTCCCTCTTCAGCAGCATCACCAAAATTCAAAATGCCAGTCACAACTCCTTTAATAGAGTTCTTAAACGAAGTGAAAGCACTTTTTGCGCTGTCTAATTGATTTTCTGCACTTCTTAAAGAGTCTTCTAGGTTATCTACAATGGTTTGTGCTGCTTTTTTAGCTTCTTCTTTAAGTTTCTTTAAGGCTTCTTTAGCTTTTCCTGCTTTAGTTGAGGTGTTTTCTAATTGAGCATTGCTGTCATCAAGGAAAGGATTTAAGTCACCAGATAAAGTTGAACCTAAGTCACTTGCTTCATCACTAAGACCTGAAACTTTCTTTCCAGCATCAACTGAGGCAAAAGAGATACGTTTGAATGAGACTTCTCCAAGTTCACCAATTTTTTTAATATCTGCACCAAAGAACTGAAGAACACCAATAACTAAATTGAAACGTTTAATCCATTCATTTAAGTATTTGATAAACAGATTTACTGCGCCCTCACCAACGCTAACAATCATGTTTCCAAGTTTTGCTAATCCTTTTCTAAATTCGTCAGAAGTTTGCCAAGCTCTAATAAGCGCAACAACAAGTAAAGCCAATCCTGCAGCGACCAAGTAAATAGGGTTTGTTAAAAGAACTAACTGAAGAATTTTGAACACTTCAATAAAGGTTTTTACAGCACCAATGACTTTTCCAAAGATAATTAACAATGGGCCAAGAACAGCAATCACACCAAGAATCTTTAATCCTGTTTCTATTGTTTCAGGACTTAAAGCCTTAAATTTATCTACAAGTTTTTGAACTTCAGGAATTACTCTTTCTCTAATGACTTTTGCAACTTCAAGAACCACAGGTAAAAATACTGAACCGATTTCGTCTCTTAAACTTCCAAATTCTCTTGCTAAAACAATCATTTGACCTTGAGGGGTGTCTGCCAAACTTTGATTAAAGTCTTTGTAAGTAGAGTTCAGAACTTCAACTAACGCTGCAGCCTTTTCAGATTCTGTGCCGTTAGCAATCTTTTTCTTGGTGTCTTCATCAAGTACGAAACCAACCCTGGTTAAAGAACCAAACTGACCATTAAGGGCTTGTGCTAAACCGTTTGTCATAGACTTAAAATCTTCAGCAGTTGCAGCAGCACCTTTCTCTGCTGTTACATAATCTAAAATTGCTGGCGTTAATTTAGCAATAGTGCTTGCTTGTAAATCAAATGTTGAAAGTTGAGCTTGAGTGGTTACAATGTTTTCTTTAGAAACGACACCGACTTCTTCCAATGCCTGTGCTTGTTTAAGAAGAACTTGAACTTGTTCTGCAGATGCCCCACCTGTGGTCATCAAAATCTGACCTAATCTTTGTTGCGCTGCTGCAGCTTCCATAGCACCTTTGACCATGATGCCTAAAGCACCACCCAAAGCAACAATAGGAACTGTCACATTCTTTGTGAGACTTTGACCAACTTCTCCAAATATTTTGCCAACAGCACCAAATTTTTGTATTTGTGTTGTTGCTGTTTGGAACTCCCTTACAGCAGACTTGATTCCTTTATCATTGAAAGTTGTTAAAATCGGGACAATAATTGCCATTAAATTGACCTCTTAGTTTCTAATAATTTTCTATTTACAATTTCGGCATAGTTATCAACAATTGTTTTAATTTTCTGTGTCAGCAATGGTCTAAACTGTTCAACGGCTGGCCAAACATATCTGGATGGTGTACCACCCAAACCACGCACCATTGCAGCACCTTGACCATTTAATCTATGTCTTCTTCTTCGACCTCTGATTGTGTACTCTGCTGAGAAACCTTTATTAGAACCCTCACGACCAACATCAAACTTATTTCGTTTACCAGCCATGTCAGCAATTTCAACTGCAGAAGAAACAGTCCTAATGCTTACCAAAGAGTTACGACCTTGACGACTTCTATATGAAACTTTTCCTGTGACTCTTACAGGCTGATTCCAAGAAGTTCTACCATTGTGGTCAAAACCACTAAGAGGTCTTGTTGATGGAATACTGCTCTTGATTACGCTATACAAAGGTCTTATTTCGGTAATAATTTCACGTCTCATTTGACGTAACAAATCTTTATCTAGATTATTTAGGTCACGAATTACAGCTTGCACACCAATAATTTCAGGTATGTGCATATTGAGGTTTTGATTTTCAATTTGGAATAAAGAACTATCTCTTACAAATTCCATTTATGCTTTACCTCTTGTTTTGTTCTGTTGCTTTCCAACGCAGATACATTCCCATTGTGAAAAGCATACGGTCAGATTCTTGTAAAAGCAAAGAGGGAGAGATTCCAGTTTCACAAGCAAGATAAGCGATATACCAATGTTGGCTGGAATCCCCCAACGGAATTATTTTGGGTCGTTCTCACTAACCCCAATATTATCAACTTCATCTAACCAAGAATCAAAATCTTTTTTAGTTGCATTGGTTCTCTTTTCAGAGTGCCAAGCAAGAAAAAGCAAGTCAGTAAGTCTGAACTCTGATTCGAGTTTTGCTACTGACCTGCTAAATTTTTCTTCAAACGCAACTAGGTCTTTCGCTGAACAAGTTACTTCTTTAGGTTCACCTGTTATGTATTCAACGCGCAGATTGATTTTCATATTTAGACTGTTCCTCTTACAACTGTTCCTGATACTGGCCAAGTCACACTTAGTGTTGCAATATCGCCAACGCTTGATGCGAATGGTGAATATGCTGTTACTAAACATGTTGCTGTGTATTTAGGTTGGGTTGCTGAAACTGTTCCTGATGCACTTTGAATAATTACTGTGGCAATTGAGCCAAGTAAAGGATTCAATGTGGCATCAACTGAACCTGCTGCAAAATCTTGCATAAAGTTCAAAGTTATTGATGCGTTGTTTAATCCACCGATTCTTGAACGCCAAGATTGACCAAAAGCTGTGGTCTCTAGGTCGTCTGCTTCTTGTGATAATTCAACTGAGTTTAGGTTAGTTGAAAAATCAACACCAGCAACGGTGATTTTGTAGTCTGTTGCTGCAAATTTTGCCATCTGTTATTTTCCTTTTTCTAGTCTGCGTAGCAAAGAACTGAAAACTCTGCTGATAGATATGTTACCTCACCAACAGGTATCTGCCCATAATTTCTCATCTCGCTAACCCTTGTATCAAAGGCTTTGCCACCAAGAGTTTTATCGCTCTCGATTGCTAGTTTGATGCTGGATGAACCTGTGCTTGACACAAATCCATCAAGTTTATTTTGCGCTGTTCTTTCGTCTACTCTGCCAACGATTACTAAAACATTGAATGTGTAAGTTTGCATGCCTCTTTTGAATGAATCGTCAAAGGAAACTGAAACAGGCACAACAATTGCAATAGGTGGGTTTGGGTTATCTGGTACAAAAGAAGAAGTTCTTAAACCTGTGATGGTTGCAAGGTTAGTTGCAATACCTGTTCTTAATTCTGAGATTGATGCCATTAGGCGAAGTTTCTCATTCTCTTGTAAGGCATGACAAGTTGTGCAACATCTGGGTCAAGTTGTGATGAAACTCTTATTGCGCCCATGTCACCAAAGCCAGCAACCCCAAGAGGACTGTCTAAACGTTTGTAAATTCTTGATGCTTGAATAATACAAGCTTGTTTAATTGCAATTGGTACAGATGGCCAACCATAAACACCTACAACTTTAATTAATGCTTCACCACCTGAGATAGGCCAAAGGTAATCTCCAACAGCTCTAATGGTTGTAAAAGGCCAAGGTATTCCATCAAGAACACCGTTAAGTGGTTCAAGTTGGTAGTCGTCTGTTCCCCAAGTTGTATCAAAAACACCGTCAGCATCTTGAGCTGTAGTAATTGTTACTGTTCCGTTTGCTAAATCATCAACCTCAACAACGTAATCATCTTGAGCTACAAAATATCTTGTTGCAGTTCCATAAGAATAAAATTGACGTGCAGCATAACCATCTATCAGTCTTGAAGCAGATTCAACTGCCATTTCAAGCAAAGCATCATCAACAGCATCAGTAATTCGTAAGGCTGCTTTCACTTCGTTGAGTGAGGCGTAGCCATTTGTTATAGCCAAAATAACTCCTAAGTTCTTGAGGTAAGTCTATCGGAATAAAAGAAACTTAGAATCTAATATTTCAAGATTCAATTGGTTTTCTGAAGCAAATCTATCTGCAGCAGAGACGACTCCACCCCAAACAGGATTATAGTCATCACCCACAAGAACTTTTTTTGTTAAAGGCCACCAGTCTTGTAAGTCAGCATAAACTTCTCTGTCTCTATGACCAGCATCAATGTAGACCATATCAACCATCACATTTTCTTTTGTTAAAAGTTCAGCAGCAGAAGAAGAAGTCATTGGCAAAGCAGAAATTCTTTCGTTCATGTTTGCGTTAGTTATATTGACACAGAATTGGTTATACAACTGATTGAAGTCTTGTACAAGATTTTGTACGTTACCCTCACGCCAAAGAATTTCATTTGAGGCCAAGAATGTGTCCACACACAAAATGTGAGCTGAACTTATCTTTCCCATGAACAAAGCAGATGCCCCAAGCCATGTCCCCACCTCAACAATTGAATCAGGATTAACAGCATCAATTGCTTTTTGTAAAGACTCGCTTTCAGAACCCCAACCTTGTACTTTGGAATCACCAAGAATTGTTGGTATTTGCAAATTGTATTTGTCACTTAACTGTTTAATATTCAAGAGCTTCTTTTCTGTTATTAGAATCTGCATCAGCCCAACCAGACATTGAGTTTGCAAAATCATGTCGGTAATCGTAAGCCACTTTATTAGCCCAACCAAACTTTGCACCAAGACGTGCTGACTTTCTCCACATAGCCCAATCAGCATAAGCAACTTCTGGATAACTGCATTTATCTAACCAAGACTTTTGAATTGGTGAACCACAACAAAAAAAGCAATGAGGTTCA